GCCCTGAAATGTCGTTGACCTGATTCATGCGGTGCGCGATTACTCCGCGAATGCTGATCACGGCCACGCCGCCAGGCGCACGAGGCCCGGACGGTTGACGCGCAGCCTGCAAATCTGGATTTCCAGCGACGACTTCGCGAATCTGTTCCTCGGTCAGCTTTCCTCCGCTTGCCTGAAACGCGAGCATCGCCGAGATTGCCCGCATCTTTTCGGGAAGGATCGCCCACGGCTGATTACAGACCGCCGAAATGATGTGCTGGTATTTCATCGGAGCCCCTTTGTTGAAACCGGAGGAATTGACTTGACGCGAACGGAGCGAAGGAAACGGCGAACCGGGCTTGCCGAGCTTGAATTACCGCTACCGTCAGACGTGTCGTCCTGTTGGTCTGCGTTATCCTGCTGCCCGCCAGGAGCTCCGGGAAGCAAAGCCGGATCAGGTTCTTCTCCGTTCACGACATAGTTCGCTGGGCGCCAGTAATCATCGCCGCCATCTTCCGGCTCGATCGGATTGCGGTTCTCCATTTTGCAAATGTCGTTGCTTGAAAGCAGCCCGATATACTTTCCGATCTGATAAGCCTGATAGCGGCTCAAGAGATCACCGCGGAGCGAGGCGTCCATCAGAAATTCGGCGAAGTATTCGTTTCCGTCGTTCAGATTGAGTGGATCGATAAGATCAGCCTGGATTCGTGCTTCCCATCGCTCCGCGCGCGGCATCATGCAGTCCGTAACGAACTCGATTCCTTGATGCTCAATGTTGTTATTTGTCGATTGAGTGAGAATCCCGACCTTATGAGGCGGGACGCGATACATTCCGCAGACCTGAACATCGGTTGCCGCCATCGCTTCGAGCATCTGCGAATCTTTGTTCGAGATCCCGATCGGCTGCCATTCGGCACCCTCTTCGAGAATGATGGCGCGATGCCGGTTCTCCGCGGTCGTCGCTTCGTGGAATGAGACTTTCAATCGATCGTAAGCGGTTTGCTCCATTGCGTCGGGATGCTTGATGACTCCGGAAGGCGTCGCTGAATTTTCGAAATACTTTGACGCGTATTTCTGCGTTCCAAGTCCCTTGTGTATCATTTCGAACTGGACGGCGATCGGAGACAAGCCCGTTATCCCGTTCGAGCTCCAGCCGCGAATGTGAAATATTTCGTCCTGATTGTAGGTATAGATTCGGCCGGTTGCTGCACTCCCGACTTTGTACTGAATCGTATTCGTTCCAGGGATGCGCCACACGACAACGCGGTCGGGATGCAGTGGCACCAACTGGTCAATCGCGCCGTTCAAACCTGGTTTGATATAGTTGTAGGCATTCCCGCGCAAGTCCAAATGCCCTTGCTGCATTTCGATCCACTCAAACGAGGTTTGCCATTCGTTCGGACGGCTGCCGAGAAGCTTATAAAGCGGGTGTTCCTTCGCGCGCCGTTTCCCGCCGTCTGCGAGGCGTTGGTAAACGATCAGCGGATACGAGGCGAGCGTCTCAGCGCAGACGCGGACACAGGAATAGACTGCCGGGTATCCAAGGGCGCGATCCGGAGTGATGCCGCCAAGCGCATAGGGCGAGTACCAGAAATCAGAGGTCGGACCTGGATAGTTTCCGCCGCCATCGGCACGAAATGCCCGACGAAATGAATGTGCGAAGCTGATCGTCATCCGCGGCCTCTACGTGTCGGCGAGGCATTCGCGGCCACGTAAATGAGAATCAGGCCGAGGACGATGAAAGCAGCGGGATGGTAGATCTTCCAGACACCGAACACCAGGAACGCGGCGCCAGCTATTGCGAAGAGCTCGTCGGTCACGCGAAGCAGTACACCATCACGATGGAAATCGCTTCTAGATTTGTGCGGGTGAGTGCTTTGTCAAATATGGGGCCTGTACTTCAGTCGAGGGTGAGAACGCCGCGAGATCCGTACACGGACTTCTTGTTTGGCGAGACCATCCAGATTCCGATTGCCATGATCAGCGCTACGGCACCATCGATTTTCTCTCGCGCCTTTTCTTTGTCGGGCTTTTCGTTTCCGGCTGCGTCTTTCTTTGTCGCGACATTCGTCACGTTCCAGGCGAGCACTTTGTTGTTTCGGTGCATGATTCGCCCGCCGACCGTCAGAGTCATGAGCTCCTTCACCGGACTTTGAAAGCTCAGCATCCCTTGCTGGAATTCGACCATTTCGAATCCGTCATTCCCGAGAGCGGAGATCAGATGCGAGGCGTCGTGAGGATCCACGGCAATTTTCTTGAACTTGAACCTTTTGCCGAGCTCGTTGACCTTCGCGCGAATGAAGTCCTGATCAATAATATTTCCCGGCGTAGGGGTGATCAGCCCTTCCCTGGCCCAAACTTCATAGGGAACTTTGTCCTTCAGCGAACGCTTTTTGATGTTGTCTTCCGGACACCAGAAAAACGGCAGGATCGCATGTTTCTTTCCGCTCTCTTTTGAAGCAGGGAAGAACAGAACGAGAGCCGAGAGATCGAGCCGAGACGAAATATCGAGTCCGGCGTAGCATTCGCGTCCCTTGAGTTCGTCCTCGGTGAAATCGTCGCCGGCAGTTCGCCAGAGATCCGGAGTCATCCACCGCCGCGTCTGCGTCGTCCAGATATTCAAGTGAAGCTGAAGGAACGTGTTCAGCGCCGCCGGCGAGATTTGTGCCTTCTCGCACGCCGACTTGATGTAATCGAGCTTCACGCTGATCCCGAGGTTAGGATTGGCAATCTTCCATACTTCCGGATTCTTCCATTCGCCGGTTTTCTCAACGTCCTTCGGCGCCGCATAGATCACCGGATAGACGTCATGCACTTGCAAGGTGCGATCGATGATTGACTCGCAGAGATTGAACTTCTCCGCGGCAATCGAAAGCGGGTCGTCTCCGGCCGTCGAAATGGAAATCATGAGCGGTTGCCTGCGCGACGCCATCGAAGTTTGCAGCACGTCCCATAATTTACGGTTCGGCTGCGCGTGGAGTTCGTCGAAGACAACCATGTGCGCGTTGTAGCCGTGCTTGCTCGCTACTTCCTTCGAAAGCACCTTGTAACTGCTCGACGTGCTCCAGTTCACCATCGAGTTCTTGTAAAGCTGAGTGTGGCGCCTGAGAAGCTGATTTCTCTTGACCATGCTCGCCGCAAGATCGAAAGAAATTCCAGCCTGTTCTCGATCGGCGGCTGCGCTGTATATCTCGCCTCCCTGCTCTCCATCGCAGTGCAATCCGAAAAGAGCCAGGCCCGCCGAAACTGTAGTCTTCCCGTTCTTCCGTGGCTCCCAAATCCCGACCTCGCGATATTGCCGAGTCGCATCCGCATGACGCTTCCATCCGAAAATGTCGCGGATCCAGATTTTTTGATTGGGCTGAAGATTCAGCGGAGTGCGTGCGAGCTCGCCCTTGACGTGCGACAGATATCGCGGAAAGAAATCCAGAGCCTTCGCCGCGGCTGGCTTGTCGAAATAGAACTCGGCTTCAGGATGGAAATGTTCTTTGTCGACTGAGTTGAGGTCTTCGAGTTCGAGCAGAGGAATGTTCGCGCGGTCGGTTGTCTCGTAACTCACGCTTACGCTTGTTTGCCAAAGAACGCTTCGTCAATCGCCGCTTCCTTGCTCGGATCGGCTGACTCGCCCGAAGGAATAACCGGCGGCTCCATGGCGCCTGTGTTGAGTGTGGAGCGGCTCGAAGGACTCAATCCGAAATCGCCCATGATTCGATAAACCATCGCTTCAGCATTTCTCTTGATCGAAAGCGCAGGAGACGGAATTACCTGCTTTCCCTGCTTCCAGAAAATCCCTTTCGTGTGGAGCGAGGCGGTGCACTGCTCGACGATCGCCATATTCCTGACGAGCATCAGAAACATTGCTGTATCCAGCTTCGTGAAAAGCCCTGCATCGAACAGCTTCGGAGCTTCGCGATTCCAGATCACTCGTTCAAGCTTCGTCATTCCGCTCGGAGGTTTGAGGCTAGCCGGTTCTGACTTAGGCTCCTTCGAAATATTGATCGCAGCGCCGTGTCCTCCGGGATTTCCAGAGATTATTTTCAGATGAGAAGGCTTTGGCTTCGGTCCTCGCTTCACTTCAACCCCCCTACTTCAAAAAACCTCGTAATTAAACGCGAAGCTTCACAACGGTCACGGTGCGACAGTCCCCAGGGAATTGACCCCCCTATGCCCAGCGGACAGGAACGCGTTGAATTCTATCGGAAACTCTTCTTCCTTCGCAGGATAGAACTGTTTACGGTTCTCGAGCGGTGCACGCCACGTGTTCGCCTCATGTGCACGCGCAACGACGAAGCCAAGTCCAGGCGTTGATCCCATAACGCCGAGTATCTGTGCGCGTTCCTGAAACTCAGTGTCTTCGCCTTGATGCAGATCCTTGAATGGATTCGCCTTCCAGTATTCGCGGTAGTAACACTGGCTCGTGCCGACGCAGTAGTGGTGCTTTGATTCGAACTTGAACCGAGCATTGTCCGGTTCACGCCAGTAAAGCAGTGACGAATAACCGACAACTCGAAGCTTCGGATTGTCTTGCAGCATACGAACTTGTTGAGCGATCCGGAGTGGATGGCTCCAATCGTCGTCATCCCAGTGGATGATGATCTTTCCAAGAGCTTCTTCGCAAACTAGATTGCGCAATGATCCTATCGGTTGCGGAAAACGTTGCCCAATCGAGATGTAACGGATACGTGGATACTGCGGGATGAAATCTATTTCCAGAGGAGCACCATTGTTAAACACGATCAATTCCGAATCAGTGAACGTCTGATCCAGAAAGCAGTTGATAGCTGTAGGAACGTACTTCGCGCGATCTTTGGTCGGCATGATGCAAGTCACCGTAGGATTCACGTTGGCGTCTCTCCCTGGACGGCCCGCGCCGCCCGCTTATCGCATTCATTGAGTTCGTGTTTCGTTAGACAGTGCGTATGGCAGAGCCGCATCGTGCAGTATTTGCACATCACCGTTTCTTCGTCGCGCCCGCAACGGTCACAGATGAAGCGCGGCTTGCTCACTTGGGCGCACTCCGTGAACCTGCCGCCCGCTTACCGCAAATTCTCTCGTGCTCCGCGAGCCTCTCGGCGTCCAATTCGGCCCGCGTTTTCGTGGCGGGAATAACTTCATCACCACACCAATAGAGCTTCGTTACGTTTCCTTCGGCATCACACTCGAACTCGTAACGTCGAAATATTCTAGGCTTACTGCTCACTTTTGGCTCCCTGAACCTGCCGCCTGCCGCGCTGCTATCTCTTCATCGGTTAAATACAAGCCCCGCCACCACGTTCGCTCCACGACGTCACCGCTCGGTCCTGATTGGCTCCCTGAACCTGCCGGGGACGCGGTGGCCCGATGTTCACTTTGTCGAGGACATACCCAATTATTCCCCGGTGGGCTTCCAGGTCTGTCGTAAACGTGGAGCACCATTTGCACTAATTCATCGCCATGTTGCCCGCAAAATGGTGGATGGTTAGACGCTATTGTCATGGTGGGCGATCCCGAGGCTCTAGCGGCCTCCCCACGCACAAAGTCGGCTAAATATTTCGGGAATCGCACGCTCCACCACGGTACAGGTCCGGCAAAGCTCACTCTATCGGGATCGTAGATCGTGTGCTGGAATTCCTCGCAACGCTTTAGTAGGTCGGGTGGCGTCTCAGCCACGGGCGAGGCCTCCCCACCACAACGAATGCAATTGCACTCTGGACCGTGGAATAGGGGCTTCTCATATCCGGGTTGTTCAGCCACAGGTTGCGCCTCCCCTATCCGATATTTCTTCGCTTCCACACAATCACACCATTTACTAGGCGGAACGATCCGTTCGCCGCAGCATAAGCAACGCACAGACAGCGGTCCGGGTTGCGCCTGGGCCAGCAGCGCCTTGCCACGAATGTGGTTCACAATCTGCCGTTTTAGCACAGAGGTGTCGGTCTCCACGACATCAACCTCACGGAAAAATATGGTGCGCTCGATCTCGTCCGCTATGGCAATCAGCGCCCTCACCTGCTCCTCGCGTTCGCTCATGATTTCACCACCAACTTGTGACGCTCGATGAACTCCCTTACCGCTGAATCGAGTACGTGACTCTTCTTCATCCCCATTCGCTTGGCATACTCCGCCAAGACCACACGCGTCGGAGCGGACAAGTAAACCTGATTTGGCGGGTACTTTTTCTTCGGCTTAGCGCTCATAACTTGCAATTACCTCGCGGAGTTTTTCGGCGTCGGCTTCGCGCAGACCAATTTCGTGAGCGTATTTGCGCGGCGTATTGTCGCGATCACGGCGGTCGTTCTTTTCTTGGTGAACGACGTCACATTGAGCTTTTCCGAAAACATAGTGGAGGTGTTCTGTCACGAACGGCAGAAATCGCCGGCGCTCGAGCATTTCGGAGACATCGTTCAGCCACAAGTCGGCATAATCGGCCGAATATCCCTTCGCAGTGAAATAGCCAACGGCGTCATACCAGTGACGATGAATGATTCCGTGAGTGCCGAACAGTTTTCCGCGCGACGGATGTAAATCGTCTCCGTGAGCGTAAATGAGTCTGTCGGGAACAGCGGCGAAAGCATCCTCGACGATCTTGTCCCATGCTTTCGTGCGAAAAACGATGTCGTCCGAGCCAAGCATGAACAAATCGCCGATCGCTTTTGGGACGAGTTCGTTCCACATATCGCTCATGCAGATTCGCGGACCGATGCTGAGAAACACTCGGCTCGACTTGCTGAATCTGCGCGCCAGCGAGCTGAACGTCTGCGAATCGTCCTCGTCGACGTAGGCGAGAACTTCCCAATTGCCGAGAATCGCCGTGTTCTCGATCGACTCGACCATCCGAACGAATTCTGCGACACGTTTTCGCGTCGGAGCGAGAATTGAGATCACGATGCAATCGCCGCCTTTTTGACTTCGAGCGGGTTCACTTCCTGTCCGCACTTTGTGCAGGTTTTGATGAATGTCTCTTCAACCGCGCGAAGCCGCTGGCTGAAATTCAGAAGATTCTTGTCGATATCGGATTTGAGTGGTTTAACGGAAGCAATTTCCTTCAATAGCGACGCGTTGTCGCTTTCTAGCTGCTTAACGCGTGTTTCAAGTTTGGAAATCACCGTGACAGCGTTCGCTGCGTCGTCTCTTGCTTGCTGGTCTTTCATTTTTCTCCTCTCGATTTTTGAAAGAGAACCGCCGGATGCTTTGCGTGTCACCCGGCGGTTTCTACCCAGTTTCCCCGCCTTTGTCGCCCTCCTCTACGA